CTGGCGCGGCGATCACGGGTCTTGTTGATTTAGGTAATGCTGGCTTGGATGCTTCTACAACGTTAGGAACGGCTGGTTTAAATACTGCGGTAACGTTAGGCACGGCAGGAATTACAGGTGCCGTGGACCTTGGCACGGCAGGCTTGGATGCTTCTACGACGTTGGGCACTGCGGGCTTGGATTCTACGGTGACGTTGGGCACTGCGGGCTTGGATTCTACGGTGGACCTTGGCACGGCGGGGATTACGGGTGTGTCGAATGTTGCGATTGAAGGTTATGGGACCATGTTGACTTTGGATCAAGGTAATAATGATCTTATGGGCACGGTCTGGGCAGATTACAACACGGCTGTTCAGAACATTATGGACAGTGTTCCTCAACTTAGCTGCACGATCACCAACAATGCGGACGGCACATCTACGGTTAAATGTACGCCGTGATAGAATAGTGCTGAAACTCTAAGGGTTATTTATGGCAAACGGTGACGATAAAGCACTTCTTTCGTCCTTGATGGACAGCACGGCGGGGCCGGAAATTGATGAAGCCGAGATGGAGCTTGATATAGAGATCGCGGCTCCCGGCACTTTTGTGGGTTCTGTCAATGACGTATTGCCTGAAGGCATTGAAATTGAGGAGCAAGAAGATGGGGGAGTCATTATTGACCTTGATCCGTTGGCCGTGGTTGGTGCTGGCGGTGGCGATTTCAATGCTAACTTGGCAGAGGAGTTGGGCGATAGAGAGCTTGGTGAGTTGGCTTCAGGTTTACTAGGTGATTTTGAGGCCAACAAGTCTTCGCGTTCTGAGTGGGAAGATGCGTATTCCAAGGGTTTGGAGCTTTTGGGGTATAACTATGAAGAGCGCACGATGCCGTTTCGTGGAGCGACGGGTGTAACGCATCCGTTGTTAGCGGAGGCGGCCACGCAGTTTCAGGCGCAGGCGTTTAATGAGCTTCTGCCGCCTTCGGGTCCTGTTCGCACTACGGTGGTGGGGGAGAAGACGAAGGAGAATGAGGCGCAGGCGTATCGTGTAAAGGAGTTTATGAACTACTACATTACTAACGTGATGGAGGAGTACACGCCTGAATTTGATCAGATGTTGTTTTATTTGCCTTTGGCGGGGTCTACTTTTAAGAAAGTGTACTTTGATGAGGCGATTGATCGTGCGGTAAGCAAGTTTGTTCCGGCGGAGGACATTGTGGTTCCTTATGGGGCCACGGACCTTGATTCATGTGAGAACATCACACAGGTTGTGAAGATGTCTATGAATGACCTACGTATTCGTCAGGTCATGGGTTTTTATCGTGACATTCCGGTATTGCCGTCTCAGTCTGGTTCCAATGAAGTATTGGATGAGATGGACAAGTTGAGTGGTGTTGAGCCCAGCAATTTAGATTATGAATGTACGTTGTTGGAGTGCCACGTTAATTTGGATCTGCCGGGTTTTGAAGATCTGGGGGAAGATGGTGAACCAACAGGAATTAAAGTTCCTTACGTTGTTACGGTTAGTGAGGATAATGGACAGATACTTGCCATTAGACGAAATTATAAAGAGGACGACGAAAGAAGGCGAAAGATTCAGTATTTCGTCCATTACAAGTTTTTGCCGGGATTCGGATTTTATGGCCTCGGGCTTATCCACACTATTGGCGGCCTGTCCAGAACAGCTACGGCGGCTCTTCGCCAGCTTATTGATGCTGGTACTCTCTCTAATTTGCCTGCTGGTTTTAAAGCTAGAGGACTTAGGGTCCGAGATGATGACGAGCCTTTACAGCCGGGTGAATTTAGGGACGTAGACGCGCCGGGTGGGGCGATTCGAGATTCTTTGATGCCGTTGCCTTTTAAGGGTCCTGACGGCACGTTGATGCAGCTTCTCAGCTTTGTGGTGGATGCGGGCCGTAGGTTTGCCACTATCACAGATATGAAGGTTGGGGACGGCAATCAACAGGCTCCTGTGGGCACTACGGTAGCGTTGTTGGAACAGGGCTCACGGGTCATGAGCGCGGTGCATAAGCGCCTGCATTACAGCATGAAGCAAGAGTTTAAGCTTTTGGCTCGGGTAATGTCGGAGTATTTGCCGCAGGAGTACCCGTATGCTGTTTCTGGTGGGGATCGCACGATTATGCGGGAGGATTTTGATGACCGCGTGGATGTGGTTCCTGTGTCCAACCCGAATACGTTTTCTCAGGCCCAGCGCATTGCGATGGCGCAATCACAGCTTGAGATGGCTATGCAAGCACCGCAAATGCACGACATGCACGAAGCGTTTCGGCGCATGTATGAGGCGCTAGGAATCAACGACATAGACAAGGTATTGATTGCCCCATCTTCTGATGATCCGATTCCAAAAGACCCCGCACAAGAGAATATAGATTGTCTAGATAACGTGCAGTTGAAGGCTTTTGAGGGTCAAGATCATGACGCGCACATCATGGCGCATCTGACGTTTGGAACGTCACCCATGTTGCAGGCCATGCCTCAGTCGGCAATTTCGTTACAAAAACACATTATTGAGCATGTAAAGATAAAGTGTCAGGAGTTGGCTACGGCGCAATTGTTGCAACAAACGGGTGGCCAGCAACTGACCCCGGACATGGAGCTTCAGTTAGAGTCTATGACCGCGCAGATGAATGCTCAAGAGTTTGGCAATTTAAAGCAACTGACTGCACAGATCGCAGGAGAAGGACAGCAGGGACCAGATCCTTTGATACAATTGAAGCAACAAGAGTTGCAGTTGGATGCTCAGAAGCAACAGGCGGACGCGGCAATGGATCAAGCAGAATTGCAGCTTGATCAGCAACGTATGCAAAACAAGGCCACAGAATTCCAGCAGAGGCTCGCTAGCCAAGAGCGCCAGACTCAGGCACGAATCGATGCGGCGCTTGAACGAGAGTTATTGAAGCAACAAATGAATAGGAATCAATGACATGAAAGTAAAATGTAATGGAACTTCTCCCGTAAACCCGCCCAGCCCTGTCAATAAGGCTGTGATCAAGGGTCAAGGTTCTATTCCTTATGCAAAAACAGAGGATGTAGCAACCCCTGATATTGAGTTTGCCAAGGTTACCACGGGTACAAAACGTGGTATGGGTGCGGCTCTTCGCGGCTCACGGTTTATAAACGCCTAACTATGTTTGGTTTCAACGGGGGGTTTGGCGGGGGTTATGGCGGAGGTTATTCCGGCATTTCCAATCAACCGTTTTATGGGTCTTACCCTAGTTTTAACCAAGGGTTTGGGGGTAACCGTGGTACGTCTTTAGAAGGGATTGCCTCCTTGGTAAACATGTTTGCTCAAATGTCTCCCGAACAATTTGACACGGGCATTGCGCGTCTTGCTCAGTTTAAGGACGTGTATAACTCTAGTGGCGTTGGCAGCATGGGTGGAAATAATTTTTCAGGGCAAAGTCTTTTTTCCAGTTCCCCATCAGGCATGTCGAATTTTAGGCAACCTAGTGGGCTAGGAATGCCGTTTGGAAACAGTATTAGACAGGGCTCGGTAAATGCCCCGTCTTTTTCTTCTCCTGCGCCAAACCCGCTTTTTTCTAACGCAAGCCTTACAGGCGCGGGTGTAACAATGGCGTTGCAGGGTCCGGGAGGTCAGTCGATGCAGGTTTTAGCGAATGACCCTAGATTTAGCGGAAAATCCGAAGCAGATATCCAACAAATGGTCTTTGGGCCTCCGCAAGGTTTATCTTCGTTGCAAGAACAGCAACGACTGTTAGCGGGGGGCGTTGCAACAGGCGGTCAAATGGGGCAGTTTTTACCAAAGCAAATAAATCGCTTAAACAATGCCGGAAATTCTATGGTGCCGAGGTTTGCTTCACCGGAACAAATAGAGTTAGTCAGTGATTTGGCTTCAGAATTACAAAAATTGCACCCCCACTTAAATATAGCGGCCTCCAAATTCGGGCACATAAACGTAATGCAAGATCAAGGTATACTGCAAAGTTAAGGTGCTAACTATGCCTTTAATGCGAGGAAACAATCCAAAGCAAATTAGCGGCAATATTCGCCGCCTGAAGAAAGAGGGCAAGCCTCAAGATCAGGCGGTTGCTATTGCCTTAAATGTGGCTGGAAAAAGCAAAAAGAAGCCTAGAAAAATGGCAACAGGGGGCATGGTTAAGGGCTACAGCCCGATTGCACTCCGAAAACAACGATTTCAGGGTATTTTTTGATGGCATGGCAAGCATTAATATCCCCGATTACCAGTTTGGTTGGGGGGTATTTAAACAACAAGCATGAGCAGGCACAGGCGAAGCACCAAGCAAAGCTACAGGTAATTCAAAATGATGCTGATTGGGAATCCAAAATGGCAGATGCGTCTGCCGCTAGTTGGAAAGATGAATTTTGGACAATTGTGCTTGCGGTGCCGTTATTTTCTCTTGGTTGGAGCATCATCGTTGATGATCCTACTATTGTTGACCGGGTTCACGACAGTTTTGCTGCTTTGGATACTTTGCCAGATTGGTATCAGTATCTATTGTTTCTTGCAGTATCTGCGTCATTTGGAATCCGTGGTGCTGACAAGCTCATGAAGATGAAAAAGAAATGACTCCAGAGCAGTTAAACGCTTGGAGAATTGTTCCAAGACTGTTGATGTTTGCCATGATTTTTATGACATATCGAACAGTCGAGTGGTTCATGAGCCTGCCGGACCCTAACCCGGAGCAGGCGGCATTGGTTTCCGTAATGACAGGTGCGCTTACGGGCGCTTTTGGGTTGTTTCTTGGTAGAAAAGAATGACTTACAAATACTTTAAAGAAGAAGAATTTGTTTGTTCAGAAACCGGAGAAAATAAAATATCCCCCGAATTTATTCGTAGATTAGATGAGCTTCGGGAAGCGTGTGATTTTCCATTTCACATCACCTCGGGGTATAGATCACCCAACCACACCATAGAAAAAGCCAAAATCAAACCCGGCACTCATGCACAGGGGATTGCCGCAGACATCCACGCGGATAACGGCATAGAACGCCGGAAAATTGTAGAAGAAGCATTAAAGTTAGGATTTGGCGGCATAGGCGTAGCAAAAACGTTTGTTCATGTAGATATACGGACTACTAGCCCGGTCATGTGGACATATTAGTTGCCTCTCTTAGACAGTCGTGATATATAGATACGATATTCTAGGATGGAGCGCATGTGGATTCTTTATATTTAGCTCAATTTATTCAAAGGGCAATAAAAGACCGCCGTGTTCAAATTTTAGAGTTGTTGGAAAACAACCATGTCAAGTCGATGGAGCAGTATCAAAACTTGATGGGCGAACTATCGGCACTTAACTTTATTGCACAGGAACTCTCGGGCCTGCTAGAACAACAGGAGCAACTAAATGACTGATTTGGCTGGAAAAGTCGATCTGGAGGCTGCCGCCGAAGGCGTGAAGTCTTTTTACAAAGCCCCCCAACCTAAAGTTCTTGATCCAAACGCTATGGAAACAAGCTTACTGGAGAGAATGCCGCAACCCACGGGCTGGAGAATGCTAATTCTTCCGTATCGTGGCAAAGAAACCACCGAAGGTGGTATTTATATCCCCAATAAAGTGCTAGATGACACGCAAATCCAAACAGTTGTGGGTTATGTCGTCAAACAGGGATCTCTTTGCTACAAAGATACCGACAAATTTCCCGATGGACCGTGGTGTAAGGAAAAAGATTGGGTAGTTTTTGCGCGATATGCGGGATCTAGGTTCCGAATTGAGGGCGGAGAGTGCCGAATTTTGAACGACGATGAAATTTTAGCAACCATAGATGACCCAGAAGATATTCTGAGTCTTTAAGGAGGGTAAACAGCATGGCCAATGCTGCGGAAGAAGCTCAGTTTGAGTTGGATGTAGGTGACGCTCAAGAAACGGAAGTAGAGCTTGAGCAACCAGAACAGCCGGAAGAACAAACGGCTCAAGAGGAGCAGGAAATAGAGCAATACAGTGAATCCGTGCAAAAGCGGATTAACCGTTTGACTAAAAAAATGCGAGATGCCGAGCGAGAGCGTGAAGAAGCGCTTCGTTACGCGCAAAACGTCCAAAGTGAAGCGGAGCAACTGCGCTCAAGGATGCAAAACTTAGACCAAGGCTACATGTCTGAGTACGGCACCCGTCTTTCTTTGCAACAACAACAGGCCGAAGCCAACCTTAAACGAGCCGTAGAGCTTGGAGATGCCGAAGCTACGGTTGCCGCGCAAAAAGACCTAACAAATTTAGCTATTGCCGCAGATGGTTATAGTCGCGCTCAACGGCAGTCACAAATTCGAAATCAAACCCAACAACCGGTTTTTCAAGAAGCTCCCCAACCCCCTCCGCAACCACAAAAACCAGACCCAAAAGCCGAGCAATGGGCCCAAAAAAACTCATGGTTTGGGCAAGATGAAGCCATGACGTTTGCTGCTTTTGGGATTCATAAAAAACTTATTGAAGATGAAGGGTTTGATCCTCAAACCGATGACTATTATAATGAGCTAGACTCTAGAATTAAGCGGGAGTTTCCGCATAAATTTGGAGAAGAGCAATCATCCAGCCGCAAACCCGCTCAGACGGTGGCTGGCGTGTCACGCTCCAGTAGTTCTGGGCGCAGTAAAAGGGTCAAACTCTCCCCGACCCAAGTAGCAATTGCTAAAAAGTTGGGAGTGCCGCTTGAAGAATACGCGAAATACGTAAAGGAGTAATACTATGTCCGAAGAGAAGAAAGGCTTTGAGGGCATTAAGCGCTCCTCACGTGAAGCAGCGTCAAGGGAGAAACAGGGACAGCGTAAGCCTTGGGCTCCCCCGTCTATGTTAGACGCACCGCCTGCACCAGAAGGCTTTAAACATCGATGGATTCGTGCAGAAGTTCGTGGCTTTGATGACACGAAAAATATTTCTGCCAGATTGCGGGAAGGCTATGAGCTAGTACGGCAAGATGAATATCCCGAGTTTGAAGCCCCGGTAATTGATTCAGGTAAATATGAGGGTGTGTTTGGCGTCGGTGGATTAATGCTTGCTCGCATACCGGTTGAAACGGTTCAAGAACGCGCTGAGTATTTTGCTCAACGAAACGCGGATCAAATTGAAGCTGTTGAAAGTGATATGCTGCGAGAAAACGCTCATCCAACTATGACAATCGGCAAACCCGAGCGTCAAAGTCGTGTAACTTTTGGCGGCCCCAAAAAATAGGGCCGCACAGAACGAGGAAATAACTCATGGCAAATCAAGAAACTGCCTTTGGTCTTCGTCCTGTTGGTCTAGTAGGAAGCGGTGCTAACAGCACTGGTGTTACTGAGTATGAAATTGCCAGTAACAACACAAATGCTATCTATAACGGTGCAATTGTTGTTCCTCTTGCGGCAGGCGTAATTGACCAAGCTGGAGATACTGCGGGCGGCACTACGCAAGCCCTTGGTGTTCTCGTCGGGGTTCAGTATCACGATTCGACCCAGAAGAAGCCCGTTTGGCTCAACTACTGGCCCGGATCAGGTAGCGTGTCTGTAGACACTAACTACCCGGTAAAAGCTCTTGTAGCTGATAACCCCAATCAACTGTTCGTCGTAGCGGCGGATGCTACCCTCACTGACCGAGCTACTGCACTGGCTACTGTTTTCGCCAATGCAAGCCTTGGCACTTCTGCGCGTACAGGCTCTACCGACACTGGTAAGTCTAACTCGCAGCTTTCTGTGTCTAGTGTTGCTACCACGGCTACTTTGCCGTTGCGTATCGTAGGTTTGGTCGATGATGACGCTAACAATGATTACGCGTCAGCAGGGGCTCATCTTCTTGTTCGATTGAACGCTCACTTCAACGCGGGCAGCCGTCGTTTTGATTCTCAAACGACTGCCGACTCAACTGGTATTTAAGGGAGATTAAGTAATGGCTATTTCTCGCGCACAATTGGCGAAGGAGCTTGAGCCCGGACTGAACGCTCTCTTCGGCCTTGAGTATGATCGCTACGAAAAAGAGCATGCTGAGATCTTCGACGAAGAGTCTTCAGACCGTGCTTTTGAAGAAGAAGTAATGCTTTCTGGCTTCGGCACTGCGCCGGTTAAGTCAGAGGGTGGTGCAGTATCGTTTGATAACGCGCAGGAGACTTTCACTGCTCGTTATACTCACGAGACTATCGCTCTTGCCTTCTCTATTACTGAGGAAGCAATTGAAGATAACCTGTATGACCGGCTAGCTTCTCGCTACACCCGTGCTTTGGCACGATCTATGTCACAAACCAAGCAGATTAAGGCCGCTTCAATCCTGAACAATGCCTTTAGCACTTCGGCACCTGTAGGTGACGGAGCCGCACTCTGCTCTTCTGCTCACCCTTCTCTGTCAGGCAACCAGCGTAACCAATTGTCTGTGGCGGCTGATCTCAACGAGACTTCTCTTGAGCAAATGCTGATCGACATTGCTGGCTTTACCGATGAGCGTGGTCTGAAGATTGCGGTACGTGGCATGAAGCTGATTATCCCGAAGGAACTGCAATTCATTGCAGAGCGAGTAATTAACTCCAACCTTCGTCCGGGTACAGCGGACAACGACCTTAACGCCATGAAGTCTATGGGAATGCTCCCTGACGGCGCTGTTGTAAACCACTTCTTGACCGACACTGACGCATTTTTCATTAAGACTGATGCGCCTAACGGCTTTAAGTTGTTTAACCGCAGCCCGATCAAGACTGCTATGGAAGGCGACTTCGACACTGGCAACATGCGCTTTAAGGCGCGTGAGCGTTACAGTTTCGGCGTTTCTGATTGGCGTTGTGTGTTTGGCACACCGGGTGCCTAAAAAAGAGAGCCGCCTTCGGGCGGCTTTTTTGTTCCACGTGGAACATTTGTGATATTATTTTTATTTCCTGACAGCCTTATCCAGAGGCTGACACTAGCCACGACAGGAGACTCACATGGCTAACACTACCTTTAACGGACCCGTTCGATCAGAAAACGGTTTTCAGTCCGTATCTAAAAACGCGACTACTGGCGCTATTACAGTAGGCACTTCTTACAGCGACATCATCACGGGTTCAGTGCAATCTCTAAGTGGTGCGGGGGCTGTCAACCTTACTGATTTGATCACCGAAGTAACTACAACGGGTGCAAATGCACTAACCCTTGCTGACGGATCAGCCGGTCAAGTTAAGATTATTACAATGGTCGTAGATGGAGGAGACGGAACGCTTACTCCAACAACTCTTGCCGGTGGTACTACAATTACTTTTAATGATGTTGGCGATGGCGTAGTTCTTGTTTACGGCACAACCGCAGGTTGGGTAGTTGTGGGCAACAATGGCGCAACGATTGCATAAGGAATAGTAATGGCTAATTCAGACGTAAAAGCAAAACGTCTGACCGGGACAGGCTCCGCTGGTGTGGGGCCTGCTCGTATACGCCAGATTCAAGTGTTAACCACTACGGGAACCCCGCGTTTAACTGTAACTGACGGGAACGGTGGAGCTACTGTTCTAGACTTGGATTTTGTCGCTAGCGAGACGCACTCGGTCAACATCCCTGATGAGGGAATCAAAGTGTCTGATATTTATATCGGAACGCTGACTAATATCACTGCATTAACAGTGTTTTACAGCTAAGGTACTGACATGGCTCGCGAAGTTTCTTCAATTAGTCGAATAGGCACCAGTGAGCCTTTTGAGTTACAAGTGGCTAGGGGACAGATTGCCTATCATAAGTCCATTTACAAGTTCGGAAACAATCCGGAAGTTGCTAATTCCGTTGAAACTATTTGGCCTCAAGGCGGTTTGTATTCATACCTGTCTGCGGCGACCGTGTTGACGGTTTCTAGTAGCTCTACCAACGATACCTCAGCGGGGACCGGAGCCAGAACTGTTGAATTGTTCGGGCTGGATGGCGATTACAACGAAATATCCGAGGTTGTAACCTTAAACGGTCAAACAGCAGTAAATACCACCCTGTCTTATTTGCGGATAAATAGGATGATTGTTCGCTCTGCGGGTTCGGGTGGCGCAAATGCGGGAATCATTTACGCAGGCACAGGCACTGTTACCACGGGCGTCCCGGCAAACATTTATGCCACGATCAACGGCGATGGTACAAACCAGACCCTGATGGCGCTATGGACTATCCCGGCAGGCTACACGGGTTACTTGATGCAGTATGACGTGTCCAACGGCACAACCTCAAACACGCCTGCTGTATGCAAGTTGTTGCTTGTCGCTAGACCGTATGGAGAGGTGTTTCAAAGTAAAGATGTTAAGTCTCTTACCACGGGAATGCACATCGAAAACTCCTTGGTTGCTCCGTTAAAATTCACAGAAAAAACTGACATTGAAGTACGGGCTGTTTCTTCTTCAGCAAGTGTCACATTTGATATCTCTGCCGCTTTAGAGATTTTTTACATCAGAAACGGTGAAGAGTTAGCGTAATGGCTACCACCAAAGATGTAAAAAGGCTTCCTTCTGGTCGTTTGCAGTATCGCGGTGAAACGTTTTCCGGTTACAACAAGCCCAAGAAAACGCCCGGAAAATCCAAAAAAAGCGCGGTTTTGGCAAAAAAAGGCAGCGAAGTAAAGCTCGTTCGTTTTGGC